CGGCTCCACTTGGGGTAATCCTGCCACTCCCCCAGCCGGTAGCGGCCAGGTTTCTTGCTCTGGGGCTGCAGCGGCAGAATCGGGTAGCCGCGCTCGATCAGGCTCATGCCCAGCTGGGCCATGAAGTTTTCACTCATGATGGGTCCTCTTTGTGGTGAAGGGCGTCTCATCGGCATAGGCCGTGCGCAGGGAGTCCTGGAATGCGGTGACGATGACGTCGACCAGTTGCGACCACTCCCCCGCGGTCCAGGCCGCGAGGTCGGTTTTGGCCAGTGCCTCAACAAAGGCACCGCCGGCTTGCCCGGCGTCCTTGAGGGCTTTTCGTTCATGAATATTGGGATCGAACATGCCTTGCCTTCGGGCAATCAGTTGCTGACAATGACGGGAACAGAGCCGAGCCACCGGCGCGATGACACCGATATCTCTCGGGACAAAAAGGAAGCCGCGGGCATCGCGGCGACAGATAGCGCACCACATCAGAAACGGGCTCCGACAATCTCGATAAACCGCCCCGAGGGCCGGACGGCAATTTCCCGGGGCGTCCGCAATTGATCGGTTAAGGTGAGTGCTTCGCTGACATTGCGGGGTAGCGGTTGGTCCGGCGCACGGGTCAGCCACCAGCAGACGGCCTTCTGACGGGGGTAACCGGTGTGCTCCAGACAGACCCATTCGCTGTGGGTCACCAAGCCGCTCGTATAGTCGACCCGGAGTGAGGCCGGCTTGCCCGGTTTCTCATGACGCAGATAACGAATGTCACTCACCGGGATCCATTCGAATGTGTTCGTCGACAAGATGTCCAGCTCGCTGGCCTGCGCGTCGAGCTTGGGCTCCGGTGCCGGAAACACGTGGCCACAGTCCGGACACTCCCTGAGGGCAGCATGGATTAGACTTTGGCAGTCCGGGCAGCACTTGATCGGCGCTTCTCCCTCACATTCGCCCTTGGCGCGCCTGGGCTGAATAGCATCGATCGGACCGTGGCGGGCGATGTTGCCGGCAAAGTCGAGCACCAGACAGTTGTCCTTGCCAGCCGCCAATCGGCAGCCCCGACCGACGATCTGGACATAGAGCCCAGCCGATTGCGTGGGGCGCAGCATCGCGATGAGGTCGACCGCCGGCGCATTGAAGCCGGTGGTCAGCATGTTGGTATTGGTCAGGCAGCGGAGCTGGCCCTGCTTGAATGCCTCGATCAGCGTCTCGCGCTCGGCACTGGGGGTATCACCCACAATGGTGTCGCAGGCCACGCCCCGCGCCCTCAGGGCATCCCGCACATGAAAAGCATGGTCGACCCCGGAACAGAACACCAACCAGCTGCGCCGGTGCTCCCCATAGGTGATGATTTCATCCACCGCGCTCTGGGTGATGCTGTCCTGATCAACGGCCCGCTCGAGGTCCCTGGCGATAAACTCCCCGCCGCGAGTGCCGACCCCGGTCAGGTCAAGCTGGGTGGCCATGCGCTTGGAGATCAGCGGTGACAGATAACCGGCATCGATCAGGTTGCGAACAGAGACCTCGAAGGCAATATCGGTGAAGAGCGCATCCTTGCCCTGATGTAACAACCCTGAGTCCAAACGATAAGGCGTTGCGGTGAGGCCGATGACCTTCAGCAGCGGATTCAGCCGCTTGAGACCCTCGAGAAAACGCCGGTACATCGTGTTGGATTTCCGGGGAATGAGATGCGCCTCATCGATCAGGATTAGGTCGCATTGCTGCACGTCATACACCCGTTTATGGATCGACTGGATGCCGGCAAACAGAATGCGCGCTTCAATATCCCGCTGCTTGAGGCCGGCTGAGTAGATGCCGGCCGGCGCCTCCGGCCAGAGCCTCACCAGTTCCAGATAGTTCTGCTCGATGAGTTCGCGCACATGGGTGACGATCAGAATGCGCTGATCGGGATAGGCCTTGAGCACGCCCTCGATGAAGCTGGCCATGACCAGGGACTTGCCGCCGGAGGTTGGAATGATGACCAACGGGTTGCCGGCGGCTTTTTCGAAGTACTGATAAATGCCGTCGATGGCACCGGCCTGATAAGGACGTAACGTCAGACTCATGAGGAGACCTCTGCCGTGTTGGCAAACTTATTGAACCCGCAGTCACGCCAGGTGGACCCATCGGGGAGTTGGTACAGCACCCAGTCCTCTCCAGCATCGACCTGCTCGGCCGGGACCAGGGGTGGGAGATAAAGATGGTGGTCACAGCCTTGCCGCTGATCGGCGTCACTGAGCAGACGGTCCTGCCGCGCGCAATGCCAGCCCCCGGTGACCGGACTGGCATCGAGACAGGTGCGGCAATTGACCGCCGCCGCGCCACCCTGATGGCAGAGCTCGGCGTGATCGCAGAAGCGGCACAGATACCAACTCGGGTCGGCGCTGATTCGCTCGGGCGGGACCGAGGCAAAAATGATCCGCCCGGCCTTTTCCAGCAGCCGCTCAGCGAAGTCGTGATCCGCTTCGATCCGCTCAACGTAGAGATCGTCGGTATCCTTGTTGACCGCGAGATACATGGCCCGGGTCAGCCCGGTCAGATGCATGTACACCTGTATCTGAGCAAAGTGCTGCGGCTTACTTTCGCGCACAGTCTTGGCGACGAGGTCGGCGAAGCTCTTGGCGGAGTGCGTCTTGAACTCCAACACATGCCAGGTCTTGGGCGCTTCCAAGAGACCCAACGCGACGCCATCGAGCGAACCGCCGAAATGACCGCCATGGGCCTCGACCCGAAACTGGCGCCCGGTCGCGGGATCCACTTCCAAGACGGTGGCACCGGTTTTTCGGAGGTTATCGACCAGGCGCCCCTCCTCGCGCTGGCCGGTTTCGAACAGACGCAGCAAGCGACCCGAATGACGAATGGCCGTGCACCAGCGAACGTCATACCAGAGCGCCCGTTCGCAATCCTTGCCGATCAGGGACGCACCTAGGTGGGGACGGAAGCTCTCCCCGGCCGAGGCCTCGTAACTGGCAAAGATGGCATCGCGGGTGGGGCAGGAAGGGATAGGCAGCTTAGCCATGGGCTCCCTCCTGCTCGGCCTGGAGTTGTTTGGCCTGCTGCATCAGGGCGTCCCACTGCTCCTCTGAGCAGGCGGCACGGCAGACCTGGATCAGGGCGTCCTTCAAAACCTGTCGACGTGAGGTGCTGCCCTTATCTGCTATGGATATCGGAGCATTCAGTCCGGCCAGGTGTGATTTCACTCGGGCCAGTTCCTGCTGTTTCATTCGTAATGCCGTCCTGGCGCGATGGAACCCCACCGGATCTAGCGGCTTCTTTTCTGCCTGGCGCCGGATGTCGGCGGTCGCTATCTGTGTTTTGATGGAAGTGATCTCGTCCTGGAGCCGAGCAAGCCGTTCCCGGCACGCGGCCGGGGTGGCCGGGAGGCCGCTGGCCTCCCGCTCCTGAGTCATGTCGTACTGTGTCATGACGCCCCCTGCCCTTATGCCGAACGTTTCCAGGGCAGACCGTTGGCGGCCGGCATCGGATTCGTCACCGTGGCAGGTGGTGGCGCCTGCGTCGGGGTGGGTGTGGGGGATGTCGGTCCCTGTGCTCGGGGTAGATAGCGGATGGAGTTGCTCTCGCCATACTCGCCTCTGGGTGGCCGCACCTTGACGTCCGCCAGGAACGGCACCAGATGCAGCTGCTCGGAGTTTTGTACCTGCAGGCGACCCACGGCCCGGCAGATGGAAGACAGCGTACGCTGGGCAATTTCCACCGCACTCGGGTTAGGATTACTGAGATTTAGCCGGTCAAACAGCTTGCGACCCGCGTACTGGCCTTCGAGAATGTCGATCTCGAGGTACAGGTACTGGCCCATGCCATCGCGGGTCGGCCGCATTTCCGAGTTGACGATCTGCGCCAGGTATTTACCCGGCGGCAGCACGTCATAGGCGGTGGTGGGTTCGATCTGTGAGGCGTCGAAGATATGTCCAAAATCAGCCATGAGCTTTCTCCTGAGTTACGTTGAAGACAGAGGGGGACGGGATGAGCAGAGGCCGGATTGCTTCTGGCATCGCCGCGGCAAAGACTGACCAGTCCAGCGGCAGGCTGTCCGGCAGCCCGTAGCGGTTCTTGGCCAGGAAGGCAGGGCGTTCGGCGGTATGGATGACACGCTCGCCGGAGCCGAGAGCGCGGTTCACTTTCTTGTTGAAACCGACATCCGCCTTGGTAGTCGAGATGCGGTAATTGGCGAACAGGACCAGGTCGGAGTGTTCCTGCAGCAAAGCCGCGGCCCGGGTGTGGAGCTTGATCACATAGCGGTCGTAGGGATCGTGCTCCGGGCTGTCGAAGCGCTTGATATCGGTATGGGCTATCTGGATTACCGTCATGCCGCGTTCATCCCGCAGGGCATTGAGGCCATCGAGATACTGACGCCAGAGGCTCAGGGCAGCGATGTAGCCTTTGCCATAGCCGGCATCCTCGATTGAAGTCCAGCCGTTATCCCGGCAGGCCTTGGCCCAGATCAGAGGCTCCAGCCAATCGACGCTGTCAACCACCACAGTCTGGTAGTCATGAGCTTCCGAATAGAGCGCCACCAGGGCTTCCATCACCTGCTCGAAGGTCGGAGCCAGCGGGAAGTGAGCGGCTTCCAATGTGCCAAGACCATCCTCGGTCTGAATGAAGACCGGACGGCTAGCTCCAGCAGCGAAGGTCGTCTTGCCGACGCCGGCCACACCATGAATCAGAATCCGTGGCGGCTTGGGGGTACTGACCCGGTTCAGTTGCTGTAACGAGATCGCCATTACGCCACCTCGCTCAGGTTGTGACTCGGAGCGACCAATGTGTAGGTCGCCTTACCGGTTTTCAGGGTACGCGCCGGTTCGAACAACTCCCGGATACCCGGGGGCCAGGCGTTATATTTGGCTTCCGAGACCTTGATGTCGGTCGTGACATAGTCATCCGGGTTCTCACCCCAGCGACGCAGGGTCTCCACTGCCAGTTTCAGCTGGATCTGGTCATATTCAGGTCGCTTGGGAAGATCGGCGATGACCACATAGTCTTCCGCCTCCAGGCGCACCGTACCCGTGGTTTTGCCAGCAAAGAGCCTGAGGCGCTGGGCTTTTTCATGAAAGCGGTTGTGAAGCACAATTTGCAGTGCGCTATCACATTGCCGGACCTGGGATTTCAAAACGCCTAGTTGTTGAATGAGGTCATCCAGAGCTTCCAGTGGCCACACCTGAAACTCATCGGGGGACGTCTCGTTAATCAGGGTCAACAGTTCCGATGGGGAATACATGATTACTCTCTTTCTAATGGGTCAGGCGGGATTCACGGCGACAGGCGGCCTCATAGGTCTCGATGTCCGTGAGGGGATAGAGCACGCGGCCATGCAATTTGAGATAGGCCGGGCCGATGCTTTCGTGGCGCCAACGCTCG